TTTTCTTAGCGACCTTGCTTTTGGATGGAGCGCTTAAGCATTCCAAAAGCTTTGGTGTTTATGTTGTTATGAGCCGAGCCGATGGAAAGAACATAATTTGGCCGGCATTGGAACAGCTAGACTCTATGTTTAAGCTAGGGCTGAAGTTTAAGTCTAACTCAGGAGACATAGTATGTCCTAATGGGTCTGTGATCCTTATCCGTGGCGCAGGGTCTCGGCGAGAAATAGATAAGATACGAGGGTTAGAGTACTCTGCAGGCTGCGTCGTTGACGAAGCACAAGGTTTTGGAAGCAACGACTTAAAATATCTTATCAACGACGTATTACAACCAGCTACATTAAAACACAACGCTAAAATAGGTCTCGGTGGAACACCGAATGCCGCTTGTGCTGGTTATTTTTTTGAAGCCACAACGGACGATAATGGCCCATGGTCAAAGCACCATTGGACGATTTTAGAAAACCCTCATTACAAAAATACTAAAACCATTCTTAATAATATTAGGCGCGATAACAATTGGAACGAATATAATTCGGTTTACCGGCGAGAATACCTTGGGGAATGGGTTAGAGACGTTAAGGGTCTCATATATAGTTTTAATGTTGATGTAAATACGGTTCCTACGTTTCCCAAAGATTTGGCCAAAGATTGGGGCTATGTATTGGGGATAGACTTAGGATTTAATGACCCGACTGCGTTTGTTGTGATTGCGTATTCTAAAGATCTAGCACAGGCGTTTGTGGTTGAGTCTTTTAAAGAATCATCTTTGATACCGTCCGCTGCGGCCGTGGAAATAGAAAAGCTTTACGAAAGATATCCGCTAGAAAAGATAGTGGCGGATACAGGCGGGTTTGGAAAGGGCTATGCGGAAGAGTGGAAACGGAAATACTATATACCCGTTCAGGCTGCAAATAAGACGAATAAGCTTGCTTATATTCAGCTTATGAATGGGGAATTCGCGAGTCGGCAATTATCTATCTGTGCCGACAAAAATCAGGATCTTATTGATGAGTTATCTTTATTACAGTGGGATTCTGATAAGCTTGTACTAAATATTTTCCAGGCAGATCGTCGGTTCTCGGACCACCTTACAGACGCATTGTTGTACGGCTGGAGGGAGGCATACCACCATGCTGGGGATTGGGAGAAGGAGGTCCCAAAGGTTAACTCTAAGGAATGGCTAGACCAAGAAGAGGAAAGGCTTTGGGAGGGCGAAATGCTTAAGCTTGAGAATCCACAGACGTGGTGGGAAGATCTTTGGCTGAAACCATAGCCACGGCTTCTATGAGCTCCTTCATGGCGTCGTTTTGGTCTTTTCTTGTTTTATTCCGGGCCTTTACAACACGAATAGCAGCCAAAACAACCTGTTCCATGAGTCCTCCAAAAAACCCGACACGTGGGGGGCGTGCCGTACCCCCCACTTTTATAGCCGGGTCTTCCCTTCGAACGCCTTGTCTAGGGGAATACTAATATCCAAGTGTACTGATTCAGGACATTGCGTCAAGGATAAGTGGTTGCTAACTTTTCAGAAAACGATAAAGTTTGGTGGAATAAACAAGACGATGACGCGCTAGACTCAGCGCTGTCTGCCTATTCGTCTCTTGCAAGAGATGACTCTAGGAATAACGCCTATCGAGTCTTTATGTCTCTATACACAAATAGGGACATCTCTACCCAACACGTAACTAAGTACTTCCAAGCCGCCACGGATGTAGAGGGTAATAAGTTTTCGCGTGTGCCGTTCAATCTCATCAAAATTGTGATTGACGCGGTTATGAGCCGCGTAGCCAAATTACGGCCACGCCCAATTTTTCTTACGGAAGACGGTAACTATTCTCTACAACGTAAAGCCAAACGTCTTCAAAAGTGGGTAGATACACAATTTTATCTTACAAATATTTATGAATCTGGTGTTGATTCTGCTCTTGACGCCTGTGTATTTGGAACAGGCGCAATAAAAATCTATGCCTGCGAAGATAAGATACGCGCAGAGCGAGTTTATCCGGGAGAACTATACGTAGATGAGCTTGAAGCGCTGTACGGAAACCCACAGCAACTATTTCAAAGGAAATTTATATCGAAAGACACTCTGAAAACACTATTTCCAAAATTTGAAGAGGAAATAAATAAATCAGGGATGGTTTCTACCAACTACTACGACGACATAGGCTATACGCCACTTATAGAGCAGATCGAAGTTATTGAAGCTTGGCACCTACCCTCCTCTTCTAGTTCAAAAGACGGCCGGCATATTATTTTTATTGAGGATGCCGTACTGGTAGACGAAAAATACCCTTATGATTCTTTTCCCTTTGCTTTTTATCGTTGGGGTAAAGAGGTACGCGGCTTTTATGGGGTTGGTCTAGCGGAAGACCTATTGGGTATCCATTTAGATGTCAACAACACCATTCGTCGCATTGAACGGAACGCAGAGCTTTTAGCAACGCCACAAGTGTGGATTGAAACTAACTCAAAGGTGTCTGCATCTAAGATTACGAACATTCCTGGGTCGGTAAACACATATTCAAACACTCCTCCAATCTTTATGCAGCATCAAGTCATACCAAGAGACTTGTTTGAGTACATGCAAAACCAAATTGCGAGGGGGTTTCAAATTGCAGGCCTAAGCGATTCGGCAGTAGGAAGAAAAATTCCTCCGGGGCTAGAGACGGGGCAGGCTGTCAGAGATTTTCATGATGTCGAGACCGAACGCTTTATCTTGCCAGCCAAGCGACTAGAGCAATTTTATATGGATTTAGCCAAGCTTATTATTAGGGTAAGTAAGCAAATTTCACAAAAATATCCAAAGTATTCCGTTGTTGCGGAGAAGGACAAGTATACCATTGAGTCCATTCCGTGGAAAGACATAGACATCAATGAAGACAAAGATGCCTATGTCATGAAGGTGTTTCCAGCTTCTTCTTTGTCTCAAACTCCGGCGGGGCGCAAAGGCGACATACAAGACTACCTTCAAATGGGCGTTATTACCCCTCAAGAAGCGCGTCGATTGCTTGACTTTCCGGATCTTGAGCAATCAAGCAGCCTTGCTGTATCCGCTTCTGACAATATTGATCGAATCATTGAGAACATTCTTGATGAAAACAAATACGAAGCGCCCGAGCCGTTTATGGATCTAGAGCTTGCTTTTAAAAAGGCACAAGACTGGATTAATAAAGCAACTCGAATGGGCGTTCCTGAACAAAATATCTCAAAGCTACGACTGTTTGCAACGCAATGCGTTGCCTTGATTAAAAAGGCTGAGCAAGAACAGCTTATGCAACAGCAAATGCTTAGTGCGGCGTCCGTGCCAGTAGGCGGAAACGGCACTTCTAGAACCGCGGCTACTGGAAACGAATTGTAACTTAGAGGATTTGTAATGTCTGAAACTAATATTGAAACTACACCAGAAGTAACCCCACAAACACCAGCCGTCGAGCCCGTTATTCAACCGGCGCCGCCGCCCCCTAAGCAAAATAAGTATTCTTCGAATATTAAAGCCATTATGGATAGGGAAGCCGCTATTCGTGAAAGAGAGGCGCAGCTTAGGCAAACGGAACGCATGACCGAAGAGGTAACCAGGCTTAAAGATTTGGCTAAAACAAACCCTGTTCAATTTTTAGAGGAACATGGAGTTACTTTAGACCGACTTGAACAAATTAAAACAGAAGCTTCGGATCCTACTCGTGTCCTTCGGAGAGAACTAGAAGAGATTAAAAACACGATTAAGATTCAAAATGATAGTGTGCATCAGCAACGCCAAATGGCGGAGCTTTCTCAAGCACGAGAGCAAGTTGCTCAGTGGATCAACGCGAACGAAAAATATCCATATGTTAAAGCCGCAGGAGCCCAGGATTTGGTTGTACAGCGTATGCTAGACCACTGGAACCAAACCGGGGAAGAGCTAAGCGAAGAGGATGCAGCGAGCGATGTTGATGGAATGATAAAGGAGCTAGCTGAAAAGCTTGTTCCCCTTGTCGGCAAACCAAGTAATGAATTCCAGGACGTAACGGAACAAACGACACTTACTAATCAACACGCAGCTTCTAAAGGGAACAGCGGTAAGCGAAAGCTTAGTCGAGATGAGTCTCTTGAAGCGGCTGCGAGACTACTTCGTTTTACTGGAGAATAATAATTAATCATGGCTGCTTTAGATCTTACGTCTTTTGATGCAGCACTAAAACAGTATTACACCGACGAAGCCGTAAAAAATCTTGTTTATACTGGGAGACCTTTCCTTGGTATGCTCAAGAAAAATACGAAAGTCGGAGGTAAGACTTTTGAAGTGCCCATCACCATCGGCTCGCCGAATGGTCGAAGTAAGACGTTTGCTAGTGCGCAATCGTTTAAAACGGCGTCAGTGCATAAGCGCTTTTCGATGACCCGAGCCAAGAACTACGGGCTTGCAGATATCGATGGCGAAACGCTTGATGCTTCGATTGGCAATAGAAACGCTTTTATGGAAGCCGCGACGAGCGAAATTGACCTTACACTTAATAACCTGTCTAACGACCTTGCGAACGACCTTTTCGGAGACGGAACGGGGCTTCGCGGCGTCGTAAGCGGCGCGCCTGCTGGTGCTGTTGTTACGCTTTCTCGTATTGACGACATTCATGCCTTCGAGGTAGGGATGACGCTTGAACACGTGGACGCGGCTAATGGCGTCGGTGGCGTGCTCTCTGGAACCAACCCTAACCCAACCGTTACCGCAGTAGATCGTACTCTCGGTAAGGTTACTCTTAGCTCTGCCACGGGTATTGCTAGCGGCGACTTTCTTTTCCAAGCTGGTGACGCTTCCAATAACGGGGCTCGTCCGGCAAAGGGAACCGGTCTTCAAGGGTGGCTTCCTAATACAGTTACGGCAACTGCTTTCTTTGGCGTAGACCGAACGGTAGATCCCGTGCGGCTTGCTGGAGTTAAGTACGATGCCGCAACTCCTGGAGACGATACCGAAGAGGCGCTTGTCAATGCGGGCGCACGACTATTTACGGAGGGTGGAAGGCCTGATGTTGTGCTCGTGCATCCGAAAAGGCTTGCTATTCTAGATCGCCTACTTGAGCAACGCGGGCGGTACGATAAAGTACAGTCTTCGGATGCGGACATTGGCTTTGAGGCCATTGTAGTTCATACCGGTGGTGGTACCGTTAAGGTAGTCGCCGATCCCTGGTGTGAACTTAATGATGGCTTCATGCTGCAAAAGGACACTTGGACGCTCTTTTCAATTGGAAACGCGCCGAAAATCCTAATGCAGGATGGCAATCGAATGCTACGTAACTCTTCATCAGACTCAGTCGAAGTGCGAGCGGGTTATTACGCTAACCTTGCTTGTAGCGCGCCTGGATATAACTGTCGAATTACGTTTGGTGCAACCTAACTTAAACTAAAGTACCTCGGGGGGCTGGTCCCCCCGGGGGAAATCTTATGTCAGACATACGTAAAATAATTAATAAGCTAGCAAACTTTGTCGATAAAGAGCTTCCGCAAGACGTTTTAGATTTTTTAGACGCAACAGAAGCGCAACTTGATTTCTTTTCTCTTAGAGATCGACAAGCCGCTATATCAGACGACTTTCGTTCTTTTTCGTCTAAATTTCTTGCGGCATATAAGCCTTCTGCAAACAAGGAACGCGCTCTTTTAGACGCAATTGGAGATATAGATGGCAAGCAAATCGTTACTCCAACTTAGAACAGCGGCTAGGCAAAGGGCCGACATGGAAGAGGACGATGCGTTTATCACAACGTCTGAAGCAAACGATTATATCAATGAAAGTGTTTCTGAACTCTACGATATATTATCTGATGGAGCTTCTGCTCAGATTTTCGCCATAAACGCACCCGTTTTAACACAAACAGGTACCAACGCATACCTACTTCCTTCAGATTTTTATAAGCTAGTTTCAGTTAGTATTAATGTAGGCGGTATTTATTTTCCAGGACTACCTGGGGACGAGCGTTTATATGCAGAACTTGCTTCGGACCCTCCAGAACAGGAGGAGTTCCGTTATTACATACGCACTAATCTTTCTACAGGCGCTTCTCATTTATTTATTTTTCCTGAAATTGATGAGACTAAGCTTGCCGTTGTTTATATTCCATCCCCTCCTGTCTTAACGTTAGATACGGATGCCCTTCATTTACCAACACGTTGGCATGAATATATAGCCCTATCCTCTGCCGTTAAAATGCTTCAAAAGCAAGAATCAGATACAACCGCGCTAGAGTTTCAAAAGAAACTTACGGAAGACAGAATAAAAGACCACATTAGAGAGATTGACTCTGGTATTCCACAACAGATAAGAGATATTGAATATCTTTACGAACGAACCGGGTTTAATCTTACGCCACGTAGATCTACATAATGGCAAATATTTTAAGAACCTTTGGTAATGTTGCAAGCACAATAGCTGGGTCTGTAAATAGATCTCAAACCAGCGTAGATCGTGGTATTATCTCTGCTGAGGATACGGGCATAACTGACGGGCAGCTTGTTTCTGCTTCTCTTGCTGCGTCTTCAGCTTCGTTGGTTAGTCATTCTTTGGGCCGGGTGCCCTCAGGAGTCATTGTTGTCTCGATAACTGCTACAGGCACTTTTCCTAGGTTTATTATTCCTTCTGCAAGCTTTACGGCTAGGGACATTTCGATTACGGCGGATACCGCGTGTTCCGTTTATCTTTGGGTTTTTTAGATGGCGTTACAAAAGGCAACTAAGACTATCCTGTTAAGTTCTGGAATGGCTGAACAGGCGGATTCTTTTTTGCTTGATTCGCCGGCAATGGAGTACATCGAAAACGGCAAATTTGATAAAGACGGAGTTATATCAAAGCGTCGAGGATTTACCGCGTTACCTAGTAATGGGCTAGTGGTTGGAACTGACGGAACTCCAAATATAATGTTTGAACTAGAAGGAACGCTATTTGTTATAAGCGATACAAAAATAAAAAAGTTTGATGGTACCGCTTGGTCTGACGTTACAACTAGCGCGTTTTTAGCTACTTCTGAAAAAAGATTAGAGACGGAAGTTGGGCACAGCATTAGCGGCATAAAATACGTGGATGTTGGTAGTAACAGAGAGGTAATTTGTTTTTCTACATTTTTCGTTAAAAACGCTACGGCTGGAGACGAGGACTACGACTACCGCATAAAACTTTTTATTATAAATTCAACTACTAAAACGGTAGAAAAGATTGTTACAAGAGAAAACGCACATAATTGTTATATTTATAAATCCTCAACAGGACTTTTGGGTTTAATTTGGGCGGATTTTACTGGCGGCGGTACGTCTTGGCAAATTAAAACAGGCACAATGGATGTAACTGTATCTACTCCTAGTATTACGGTTATAGAAACTATGTCTACTGCTTGTACAGGACTAAATCTTTATAGCAACCCTTCTGACAGAGACGTAAGAACACGCAGAATTTCGTTTTCTGGCGCTATAGACGGGGAAGTAGCTTCATCACAAAATGTACAATATCCAATGTTTGTTTGTAGTCAAGACGAGGCCGCCGGAGGAACGACATCCTACATAAGTATTGCCTGGACATCTTTGGCTTATAATTTGAACGTTTCATCAATTGCTAGATCCACGATGGCGCTTGTATCCGGACCCGTTAGTATTACAGCTGCTTCAAAAGGAAAAGACGCGCTCATACCGTTAGCGTGCACCGCAAACGCGCTTTTAGCAAATATCGTTTTGTATACCGGTTGGGATTACAACATTACGACGCAGCTTCCGGAGTCTGCCGAGTTATATTTAGATAGCAGGGTTGTGACAACTTTATCCACCGTTAACTATGCTTTAAATAAAGACTCAGCCCTTGGTGACAAGATTCCAACACACGGGTCTATTTGTGTTGATGTTGGAGGCGTTGGCTTATTTTTATTTCATGCACAAGACTCGGGAGTTTACTCTTCTTTTAAACTAGACCCTGTTCGTGGGGATGGTATTTATGGAGCTTATATTGACGCGGCAGGCGCAAACACAGCTACGCAAACGCTTATAGAGGGGCATAGGTTAACTACAAATATTGTTAAAGATGCAACTGGGAATTATTTTGCTGGAGTTCAGCGCTTTTGGGACGGTACTTCGTGGACTAATACCCTAGCTGGAGCCGGAGATTTAGATAACTATCTTTTCACAGCGCCGGTGTTAAAAACAACCACAACGCTTTTAGTTAAATTTGTAGGAGGCTCAGCGCCGCTGCCCGTAGCTTCGCTTAGCGCAAACGTAGCAAAAATAGAAGACCATGCCTTTGCTGGAGTTAGAAAATCTTTATCATCGTTATGTTTGAATGGAAATAACTTTATTATTGCAGATAGATTAATTGAAAAATCAGACGATGTGTGGGTTGGGTGGGGAGGCAACGCTACACATGCCGATAAAATAGATTCTGGTATGGTTTCATCCTCCTTATC